ATTCAGGTTCAAGCGGAACTTCAGGTTCTTCAGGTACAAGTGGTGCAAGTGGTCCAATAGGTCCTTATGAATATAATACTCCAGCTAATACAGACTCAGGTATACAACCTGTAAGTGGTTCAAATGTAACTACGGGTTGTATTTCAACTATTGCTGGTGGTGTTCATAATGAAATAGACGTTAATTCTACTGGAAGTTTTATAGGAGGAGGAAGTGGTAGTATCATAGTAGATGATAGTGATTACAGTACTATATTAGGTGGAAGAATTCATAGAATATGTAATAGTAAATGTTCTACTGTTGGTGGAGGGTATCATGCTTATATAGTCAATTCCAATTTTGGAACTATAGCAGGTGGTTGTCAAAAAGCAACAGGTATAACAGATTCTGTAGCAGGTACTATAATAGGTGGTTGTAATAACACAATATTAAATTCAAACGCGGCAGTTGTAGGTGGAGGATATACTAATGAAATTAGTAGCTCTGTATGTTCTTCTATACTAGGTGGATTTGATAATTCCATAGGATCTAGTGCTCAGTCATTAATTGGAGGTGGAACCCTTAATTGTGTGTATTTAAGTGATTGTGCTAATGCTGTTGGTGGTAATGAAAATAAAATCATGACATCATCCCACGCTTCTTCTATAGTAGGAGGTGGAAGAAATTGTATAGATTGCTCTTCAGGATCCTTTGTAGGTGGGGGAACTAGTAACCAAGTAAAAGGAGAAGGGCAAACGTGTCGTAGTTCTATTGTAGGTGGATTTGGTAATTGTATAAGTGATGATTATTCATTTATAGGAGGTGGGTTTAATAATTATATTTTAAGAGGTGATGGTTGTAATTTTATGGGTGGTGGTATTGGAAATATACTAGGAAGAGTTGGCCAATCGGCTATAATGTCCGGGATAAGTAACATAGCTTCAGGATCTAATTGTTCAGGAACATCTGTTAATTGTGGGTTGATAATAGGAGGAGGTGTATTAAATCACATATGTGGTAACATACAGCAATCAGTTATATTAGGAGGTAGATCTAATACTATTTTCACAGGTTCTGAAAGTACTCAAATAATGTCCTATTCTACTGTAGGAGGAGGATATTGTAATAGAATATTTGCTGGAAATAATAACACAATTTCAGGAGGTACTTTTAATTTAATTCAAACAACAGGATGTGCTGCTCTAAAGAATAATAATACTATAGGAGGAGGTACAACTAATACAATCCAAAACCATTCAGGAACTTCAACTATTGGTGGTGGTACAAATAATGGGATTAGTGGTGGAATAGGAAGTGCAATAGCAGGTGGAAAACAAAATTTAATAGCATCATGTGGAAGAGATACAGGACATAGTTTTATTGGTGCTGGTGCTTGTAACAAAACTTGTTCTTGTTGTACTTTTATGGGTACTGGTCGTTCAAATACTATAGGTAGTACCAACCAAATGGGTATTATTATAGGAGGAGATCTTAATAGAATTTGTGGTGCTGCTACTTGTTCTGGTATTTTTGGAGGAAAAAATAATATTGTATGTAATAACTTATCTTATATAATTGGATCAGACCTAACAACAACAGCAGCATGTACTACATACATGAATAATGGTACAATAAAATGTCATTTACAAGTGGGTGGTACTGCAACACTCAACACAACTACAGGTAGAATTGATGCAACAAATGATATTGTAGCATATTCAACTTCTGATTGTAGGTTAAAAGAAAATATTAAACCTATTAAAAATGCTTTATGCAAAGTAATAGGAGTATCGGGTAATACGTTTAGTTGGAAAGAATTAAATACTGAAGAAATTAAAACAATACATGGTAACACTGGTAAAGATGTAGGTGTTATAGCCCAAGAAATAGAAAAAATCTTACCTGAGGCAGTTACAACTAGAAACAATGGGTATAAAGCTGTTAATTATGAAAAAATTGTTCCTTTATTAATTGAAGCAATTAAAGAACAACAAAAACAAATTAACGAATTAAAATCTAAAATATAATGGCACTACCAACATCAGGACAATTAAGTTTAAGAGATATACAAATAGAATTAGGAGCTGCTAGTACAAATATCTCCTTAGGAGCTATGAGTGATACAGCAGGTTTTTTAGCTCCAGATAAAGTATCTGATTTTTATGGTTATAGTAATCTTACTGCATTTTATACATCTATCACTCAACCAAAACCTGTATTTGCTTGTGATATTGCCCTTATTAACACTTATTACCATAATGGGAGTGGTTTATTACCTGTAGTGGGTGATACTGTTTATCAATCAAACCAAACAACTTTAGATGCTAGTATAAATAGAGGTATGTCTACATCTAGTAGTGGAACTTCATTCCAAGTATATACTACTAATGGTTCTGGTGTAGTGACTGCAGTACTAAATTGTATTAATTAATAAATAAAATATGAAATTTATAGATAACAATATTCAAGATTATACAGGTACAGATTTTAATGTTTTTAAATCTGAAGATGGGGTTACTATTATGAAGTTTAATGATACTCAACAATGGATATCAAATATTGAACAATATGCAAATTTATTTTTAGGTGGGTGCGATAATTGTTCTTCTTTTTATAAAGATTCCTTTAATGGTTTTTCGTATGATTCTGTATTAGTAGCAGGTTTAGGATTTGGTTTAATCCCACAAGAATTAATTACCGAAAAAAACTGTAGTAAAGTAGACGTAGTAGAAATAAACCAAGAAGTTATAAACTTTAATAACACATCAGGTCATCTAGATTCTAATATAAACATCATTCAAGGAGATATACATAATTATACAACATCAGAAATGTATGATTTAATTATTATTGATACTATTTGGGGTGCAAATGAAATGACTGAAGACCAATGGCAGGCATTAGTAACAAGATTTACTAGTAATCTTAATACCAATGGTGTAATATATTCCCCTGTTCTTACAAAATGGGTAACAGTATAACTATATATGTAGGTTGTTGTTAATAATAACTTGATATTTATAATCAAATTAGTTATATTACATTAAAAATAAAATTATGAGTTGGACCTATAGACAACATGAAATAGGAGATATCACTCAATTCCCAGCAAACACATTTGGTTTCGTTTATATAACAACACATAAACCTTCGGGTAAGTCATATATTGGGAAGAAAGTATTATTTCATAATCAAAAGAAAAAACTAGGCAAAAAGGAACTAGCAGCCCTAACTGGGGTAGTTGGTAGACGACCTTCATATAAATTAATAGTTAAAGAATCAGATTGGCTTAAATATTATGGCTCCCAAACTGACATTAAACAACTATTATTAGAAGGTAAAAAAGATGAATTTGATCGAGTTATATTAAAAATGTGTCCTGATAAAAAATCAATGACATATTTTGAAATAAAATATCAGATGATATATCAAGTATTAGAAAAACCAGACGAATTCTTTAATGATAATATTTTAGGTAAATTTTTTACAAAAGATTTAGCTAATATTGAATTTGAAGATTTCGTGGTTGATAAAATATAGTTTCGTATATTACCACATATGGTAAACCAGTTATTAGTTACATTAGTAAATTCAGTATTGGGTTCGGGCAAAGCTACTGCTCGAAACAATTATGCTTACCACTGTCCTTTATGTAACCACCATAAACCCAAATTAGAGGTTAACTTAACTGAAAATCGCGAAGGTAAAAATCCTTGGCATTGTTGGGCTTGTGATGCTAGAGGAACTACTGTATATAACTTATTTAGACAAGTAAAAGCAGCATCAGATAAATTTGTAGAACTAGGTAGTCTAGTTAAGTCTTCTAAATCAATTAAGGAAACACAAGTTGTATCCACTGTTGCACTACCAGATGAATATATTAGCCTAAATAACGTTGATAACAGCGATATAATGGCTAGACACGCTACTGCGTACCTAAATAATAGGCACGTGAGTAAATACGATATTCTCAAATATAATATAGGTTATTGTAAAACAGGTTTATATAAAAATATGATTATAATCCCTACATATGATGCAGACGGTAGATTAAATTACTTTACTGCTCGTTCATTTGAAAAAGAACCATATGTTAAATACAGAAACCCATCAGCAAGTAGAGACGTAATACCTAATGAACATTTAATTAATTGGAATGTACCAGTAATTTTATGTGAAGGGTTGTTTGATGCCATTGCTATAAAAAGAAACGCAATCCCTTTATTAGGGAAAAACATACAAAGTAGCTTAATGAAAAAAATAGTTACTTCTGTAGTAGATAAAATTTATATTGCATTAGATAGGGATGCAATTAAACAAGCTTTAAAATTCTGTGAGCGATTAATGGCAGAAGGTAAAGAAGTCTATCTTGTAGATTTACAAGATAAGGATCCGAGTGAAATGGGTTTCGAAAATTTCACTAAACTTATACAAACAACGTTACCATTAACCTACTACGATTTAATGGAACAAAAATTAGCTATATGATCAAAAAATCATACAAAAGACTATTAGAAATTTCAGATGATTATCAACAAGTCACAATGCCGGATTCTAGGTATTACAGACGTAATGGTAAGTATTATCCTTCTATTACACACGTTTTAAGTACTTATCCAAAAGGTAAGTATTTCGAAGATTGGCTTAAAAAAGTAGGACATACCTCTGAATATATTGTTAAGAAAGCAGCAGAAGAAGGAACACAAGTTCATGAAATGATTGAGGACTGGTTAAATGGGAAAGAAATTACATTTTTATACCCTGATGGTAATCCAAAAATGCCTGCACACGTTTGGCAAATGTTCCTTAGATTCGTTGATTTTTGGGAAACATACAATCCTGTATTAATAGAAGCAGAAGTACACCTATTTTCAGATGAACTACAAGTTGCAGGAACGTGTGATTTAGTATGTGAATTGGAATTTAACGGAAAAACTGAACGTTGGATTATAGATTTTAAAACATCTAATCACTTACAGACAACATATGATTTACAAGGAGCACTATATGCTCAATGTTATGAAGAATGTTATGGTAAAAAAGTAGATAGAGTAGGAGTTTTATGGTTAAAATCTAAATCGAGAGGTGAAGATAAAAATGGAAAACGCTTAAAGGGTAAAAATTGGGAAGTATACGAGTCGCCTCGTACACAAGAACAAAACCTAGAAATCTTTAGCCATGTAAGAGCCCTATTTAATATTGAAAACCCAAAATTAACTCCATATACTTCTACATTCCAAACGTCTTCAAAGAGGAAAGTCTAATATGTTTAATAAAATGCAGTAATAACAATTATTTATATATTTATAACAAAACAACCAATTTTAAAAATAACAATATGGCCTTTTACCCCTCCCCAAATAGCCCAGGAAACTGGAAAACATTCTTAAAAAGGAATGATATTAGAAATTTATCTCTTCAAGAACAAAAGAAGAAATATTTAATTGAACAACTTCAATTTGAGGATTTTCAATCACAACAAGCTATTTCACAACAATTAGCTTTTAATTCCCTGTCAAATCAAAATAGAGTAGCAGGTGATAAAAAAAATAAAGTAATAGATGCAGCATTTAATGCAACTCCCGCTTTACAATCAATAACTACAAATACTACTTTTATTGATATTGTATTTGAAAACCCAGTATTAGTAGACACTACAAGTGGTACACCATCTATTAGTGTTACTAATGGGAAACAAGGTGGAGGATCAGTTTCACCAGTAGTTTATACTTATGTAGCAAATGCATCACAATCAAAATTAGTAAGATTTTCTCATACCCATCCTGCAACAGCAACTAATGATGGAGGAATTGCAGCTCATGTAATTGCAGTAGGAGCCGATTTAGCAGGTTCAGCATCAGGAACAATTTCAGGTGGAGCAGCAAATACTTATAATGGAGTTCCATTTACAGGTGTAGCAGGTGTTTCTGATATAGTTGCAAATTGTATTTTAGATGGAGGAGGAGTATTATCTGAAATTTCATTTGTATCACAAACATCAGCAGCTTATGCTTTTAAACCAGGAGATCAATTAACAATTAGTGCCGCTGCTTTAGGAAGTGGAGGTACAGGTACTATTACAGTAACAATTGCAACAGGAGATTTAACTGGAGATATTTTAACAATGGTAGGATCTACGATTGCTGAAAACGGAGGAGAAATTTATAGTGCAGCTAATAGCCCAGAAGTTCAATTAGACTTATCTTATACTTCTACGTCAACAAAAACTGCAGTAGCAAGTTAAGAATAAATTAAAATAAATTATATTAAATACGCGTGTCCCTTTGGATGCGCGTATTGTTTTTCGTAATTTAATTTCCTACAATATTTATAATAAAATATATTAAATGGG